AAATGGATTTCCAGTTCATGCTTTAGATGCTGGGGGAGAACCGATTATTGCAAAGATAAATAGATTTGATCTTCCTTATTTAAAAAAGGAAGTAATCGCAATGTTGAAGTGGTTGAAGATAAATAAAGAAATGGTACTGTATAATGAACATTAGATTATTCGAAATAGAATCGGGAACAATAAAGCCCACCGAGCATTGCTATATGATTAGCTGGCTCAATCAGATAATCGAAGATTATCCGGAAGACCATATAAAAGTTTTTGCATACATCTTCTATATGACTAATAAAACTCATGAGAATCCTTACGCAAATATTGTGGAGGAAGAGTTAGAAGAAAGAATTATGCGAGACTTACAACCTGCATTTGATACTGAGGATGATGTTATCATTAATGCGATTGATAAGTTGGAAGAACTGTATGAAACCCCAACCATTAGGGCTTATAATGGTATTAAGGTAATGCTTGATAATATGTCAACGTACCTTGCAGACACAAAAATTACCGACGGAAGAGATGGAAACATTCGTGGTATGTTAGCTGCAGCAAAAGAATTCAAACATATCCGAGCGTCCTATAAGGGAGCAATGGAAGATGTTGAAGAAGAAACCAAGGTGCAAGCCCGTGGAAAGTCCCTTCTCCCTTATGATATGAGAAGAAAAGCAAAACGAACATGATAAGGGTTGATCCTAGTAGAATTGGAAAATTATATGAAAACATCCCAACGTGGGAAAACGGCACATGGAAATTAACTTCCTTCGAGTCTCGTAAAGAATTTGCTGAAGTTTTAGAAAAGGATTATTTCAAGGAGCCTGGTGAATATGACTTTGACGAAACCGTTTCTGTATTCAATGCTGAGGCTACAAGATTTAATGAAGATGGTTATTACTGTCCATTTCTAGATGGATCACTGGACCATGAAGATTATTGGGATTGGGAAGCATTAAAGTGCCGTAAGGGAATCTTCGTATGGAAAGATGATAAAAAATGGTATCTACCAAAAGAATATTATTTCTGGATAAATTTTCTTCCTATTATAGAGAAGGTCACAAGGATTGAGGATTTCCCTGACATATGGGACACTCAACTTTGGATGGCTTTATATGAGTGGATAGCAGAGCTTAATTACAGACACGGTATCGTATTAAAGAAACGTCAGTTTGGATCTTCTTTCTACCACATGGCCAAATTGATTTGTGCATTATGGTTCGAGCAGTCTCCAGTTCTTAAGATGGGAGCTTCTTTAGAGGATTACTTGACAGGAGTTGATGGGACTTGGAAATTTGCCAATATGTACCGAAGCTTTTTAAATAAGAATACTGCATGGGTTCGAGCAATGAACCCAGGTGGAGTTGGAGAATGGCAACAGAAATTAGAAGTTAATGAAGGGGGAAGAACATATGACGTTGGTAACATGGGAACACTTAGAGCCATCTCATTCCAACAATCCGATACAGCAGGTGTTGGTGGATTAACAACATATTTCTTTTATGAGGAAGCAGGAATTGCTAAGACTATGGATAAGACATTTGAGTTCCTTCGTCCAGCCATGCAAGCCGGTGATATCACAACTGGATTTTTCGTTGGTGCAGGAACGGTTGGAGATTTATCTCAATGCAAACCTCTAAAAAAATATATGTACAAGGCTGGTAAAAACAATTTCCAGACCATTCGAAATAAGCACGTAAACTATAAAGGAACAATTCAAGAAACGGGATTGTTTATTCCAGAACAATATTCAATGCCACCATTTATCGATGAGTTTGGAAATAGCCTTGTTATGGAAGCTACCAAAAGACTTGAGGAATTATATGTCGAGTGGGAACGTGACTTAGATTCGGATACCTGCCAAATACGTAAGTCTCAGCAGCCGATAAATATGGAGGTAGCATTCTCAGCTAGAGAAGAGTCACGGTTTCCCGTAGGACTTGTGAATAGTCACAAACTAGATGTTGATGACGGGAAATATCCACATGAACTTATTGAATTAGATTACGATAAGCATGGTAAGATTATCGCAAAGGGAACAACCAAGCCTCCGATACTTGAGTTTCCTGTAGACAAAAAGATGATTGATAAAACAGGATCCATTGTTGTTTATGAAAGACCTGATGAAAATCCAGAATGGCATACGTACTATGCTTCTGTCGATCCTGTGTCTGAAGGAAAAACAACAGCCAGTGATTCACTATGTTCGATATACGTTTACAAAAATCCAATTGAAGTAACCAAGTATAAACACGGAAAGGCTACTACTCATGTCGAAGGGGACAAGGTAGTTTGTTCATGGGCAGGACGATTTGACGATATAAATGAAACGCATAGGCGATTAGAAATGATTATTGAATGGTACAATGCCTGGACATTGGTTGAGGCAAACGTGTATTTATTCATTGTCCACATGATCAATCAGAAGAAACAAAAATATCTGGTACCAAAAAGTGAGATGGTATTCCTAAAGGAGCACGGGTTCAATAAGGGAACTTTCCAAGAATATGGATGGAAGAATACCGGGACATTATTCATAAATAACTTACTAACGTATTTGATTGAATTTTTAAAGGAGAAAATTCACATCGAAACTGATGAGAATGGGGAAGCTATAAAAACTACATATGGTATCGAACGGATACCTGACACTATGGCTTTAGAGGAAATGAAGCAGTATGAATATGGTCTAAATGTCGATAGGTTAATTTCCTTATCTGCTCTGGTTGCTTTCGTTAAACTACAAGGTGCGAACAAAGGATACAAGAAACGCTTTGAAACTGAGGACCAAGAATACTTGCAAAAGTCAGATGAAATTTATAAATTAAGTAAGAGGAGTGCCTTTAAACATATTGGTGGGAAAAGTGGTGGAAAATCACAAAGACCGAAAAGAAATGCCTTCAAAAATTTAAAATAATATGCAGGTTAAAAATGCGATGCAAATTAAGAATGGTAAAGGTGTAGGTAAAACCCGAGGGTTTAATTCCTTTACTCAGCCAATACAGTTCCTTTCTCGTGATGAAAAGGATGAGGATTGGGGAATGCATAACATGGACTGGTTGGAGTGGCAGGGGATACAACAAATATCAACTACTGCTCGAAGGCTTATGAAAAATTATAAGCTTGCAAAAGGAACCATCGATAAGGAAGATTATGTAGTTGAAGAATCTGCACCATCAGATATTTCAGAACTTGTTGATATTTTATCATCAGATAGTATCAACGAGCAGGATAATGATTCTGCATTCGATATTAAATTTTATCCCATTATTCCAAACATAGTCAACGTACTTGTTGCTGAGTTTGCAAAAAGAAATACCAAGATAGATTTTCGTGCTGAGGATGAGTATTCATACAATGAGATTATGGATGCTAAGATGGCTGAAATAGAATCGGCTCTTATGGAGGACGCTATGGCGAAGCTCAATAAGAAGATGGTTGATATGGGACTCGATCCAGAATCACCAGAGGCTCAAGAACAGTATGATCCCGAGGCATTAAAAAGACTTCCTGAGATTGAAGAGTTTTACTCTAAGAGTTATAAAACATTAGGTGAGCAATGGGCTGCTAAACAACATAGCGCCGATACTGCTCGTTTCCGAATGGACGAACTGGAAGAGATTGCTTTTAGAGATATGCTTATTACCGATCGTGAGTTTTGGCATTTTAGAATGCTTGAAGACGATTATGAAGTAGAACTATGGAATCCAGCACTTGTATTCTACCACAAGACTCCAGATGTAAGATATATCTCTCAAGGAAATTGGGTTGGTAAATTAGACATGCTTACAATCTCAGATGTTATTGACAGATATGGAGCATTGATGGATGAGGAGCAAATGAGAACTCTTGAAAAGTTCCATCCTGTACGCGCAGGTAGGTATCTACTTAATAACATATCAAACGATTCATACTATAATCCGGATGTTAGTCATGATGAGAATTTAGATCCATCATTACCTATGAAACGATGGCTTTCGTATAATGAGAATGCATATAATCCAGATGATATTGTTTCGTGGATTGTAGGTCAAAGTGAGCATACTGGAATACTCCAAGATGATC